GGTTGCCGTCGGCGCGGCTGCAATTCACCACAACGGAGAGAGCACTGCGTAACCTGGCACCGATCTGGCCGCCGGTCGGTTTGTACTGGATTCTTCCCCAGTCACTGGCCCGGACAACGAAGCTTCTATGTGCGTTCCAACCAGTGCTCTTTCCTGCTGTGAGCGTTTTACTTGTTCACTAACGTTAATTGAATGTACCTTTAGTTACCTTTGTGGTCAAGCATCCAATGTACTTATTGTTACATTGATGGGCAAAAAAAAGCCGGTTCAATGTAACCGGCATTTACGAGCAGCTATTTAAATATTCTGTGTAATCTGGACAACCTTCCCAACTATTCGGCAGTTACCGTCAATTGGGATAGGTGGGAATGCGGGGTTAAGAGGCATTAGGTAAGAATGGGGACTGTCCCAAACAAGTTTTTTAACCGTCGCTTCAGAAGAACCATCCAATATTGCCACGACTATTTTCCCGTAAAGATCATCTAACTGACCGTACCGCGGCTCAACAATTACTATTGAACCTTCAGGTATTGAAGGGAGGCCGTGTGGGTTGGTCATTGATTCCCCACGAACAACTAGACCAAAAACTTCTTCAGAAACATCAGCGGTGGTTTGGGTCCATGAGATCACGTCGGTCAACCTTGAACATGCATAAGTTTCAGTCCACTGCCCAGCCTGAACGGCGGATATAATCGGAACAACCTTGGGCGGTTTGATGAAGGGGATTACGCGAGTGTCATCTTCATTGATTTCTCCGCGCCCATAGAGCAACCACTCCGGTGTTGTAGAAAGGGTAATTGCCAGTTGATGAAGATTTTCGCCATCCGGCTTTGTTGTTCCATTTTCCCATTTCGTTACCGAGACACGGCTTACACCAAGCTTTTTTGCTAGTGCATCCTGAGTGATATCAAGCTGTAACCGCTTGGATCTAATTCGGTCTTTCATTTCTGTTCTCATGTAACTTATGTTACACATTTCAAAGGTAACTGTTGTTTGCTATTTAATGTACCTTTTGTTACCTTTAAGGCGTCAACTTTAAGGAGGAATCATGCACAAATTAGACGTCGTTGAGCACTTTGGTGGCATCTCAAAGACAGCCAGCGCTCTCGGTATTTCTCATCCCGCTGTATGCCGGTGGGGGGAAATCATTCCTGAGAAGCAAGCTTTTGTTATTGAGCGAATCACTAAAGGGAAACTTAAGTACGACAGCAAGCTTTATCAGAAGACTAACGAAACTGATAAGCAGCCGTAACCACAGCAAGAAGGGGTTAACCGTGGGCAAAGAGCACTGGAAAGTAGAGAAACAAACCGATTCGTATGTCGCGGTAGTCAGAAAAATTATCGCGGCATTTCCGGGCGGGTACAAAGAGGCGGCTGAGGTTCTCGACGTTAGCCAGGACGCGATTTTCAATCGGTTACGTGCTGGTGGCGATCAAATTTTCCCGCTTGAGTGGGCGCTGGTACTTCAGCGAGCTGCGGGCGTGACCTGTCTTGCCGATTACATTTCACTTGAAACTGATAACGGCATGCACATTCCTGGCGCGACTGGGGAAGATGCCAACGAAGAGATTGGGATCAAGCTGGCGGAGCTGGTGGGGCAACTGGGCGATCTGGTTAATGCGTATCGTCAGTACACCGAGGATGACGTGGTGACGCGCGCTGAATGGAAAAACCTTAACGAAATCGCTTATCGGTTTCGCGTAACGCTGATGACCTTTCTGAATTTGATATCCCGTGTTTATTGCGAGCCAGAAAAGAGTGACGCCCGCGAGTGTGCAGCTCCGGGCGCCGTGGCGTGTCGTAATCAGTGGAGAACTAACGCGTGAACAGTTTAACAACACAGTACCGCCGCTCGCAACTCATTGCGTTGCCTATGCCTGGTGGCCGCGAGCCGGTTCCGTTTTGCTATGCAGTTAATGTACCAGGGGATCGTGAAGTTGTAACCCACGAGTTTGCTGAGTGGGCTGTGGGGGACTGGCAAGAGGAGGCGGCTGCGCAATTATGCACGAACTTAACCGATGGTTCCGCGATCACTACGGCGTGCCCGTTAAAGTTATCCGCTGGGAGCCTGAAACCCGACGCGTTATCTACCTGCGTGAAGACTACGAGCATGGCGAGTGCTTCAGTCCACTCGAACAGTTTAAGCGCAAGTTCAGGGAAATAGAGGGCGATCATGAGCACTAAATTAAGCAGCTACGTGTGGGACGGCTGCGCGGCGTCGGGCATGAAGTTATCCAGTGTGGCCATCATGGCTCGCCTGGCCGATTTCAGCAGCGACGAGGGCGTGTGCTGGCCTTCGATAGAAACCATTGCGCGTCAGCTCGGCGCAGGGCCAAGCACTGTCCGTACGGCGATCGCGAAGCTGGAGAAAGACGGCTGGCTTTCACGTACTCAGCGCCGCCAGGGCAACCGCAACGCCTCCAATATTTACCAGCTTAATGTGGCAAAGCTTCAGGCGGCCGCATTGTCTCACCTGTCAGATTCTGACACGTCAAAATCTGACGCATCAAAATCTGACCCGTCAAAATTTGAGGCATCAGAATCCAGCAAAAACGGTGGTTTTGACCCGTCAGAATCTGGCGGGGATCCGTCAGTAAATTCAAAACATGATCCATCAGATAAAAAACCTTCCTGTCAGGTTGCTGAGCAACCCGACCCTGCCGTGGTAATCACTGACCAGGCGAAACAGGTTTTATCTCACCTGAACAAGGCCACCGGATCCCGGTACCAGGTCTGCAAATCATCTCTGGAAAACATCCGTGCCCGACTGGCGGACGGGTTTACACCTGAAGAACTGGTACTGGTGGTGGATTACAGCGTCGAGAAGTGGGGCTCAGATCTGAAAATGGCCGAGTACCTGCGCCCGTCAACGCTCTTCCTGCCAAGCAAGTTCCCGGGCTATCTGCAGTCGGCGAACAAGTGGGATTCCGCCGGACGCCCGGCACGCGATACATGGGGCCAGCGCAGCAAGCTTCCTGATTCAGCGGTGTTCCGTTCGAGTCACCAGGACGTGGCGTACACCATTCCGGAGGGGTTTCGCGGATGAGCATCGCATCGAAAGTTTTGCAGTATGTCATTGAGAACCCGGGCTGCAATTATCGCGATATTGCCAAAGCCATGCCGGGAACCAACACCAGCACTATCAATCGCTGCCTTGGCCGTTTTTATGAGGAGGGGAAGTTACGCCGGGATTTTCAGGAATCGACGCTGACTTACTACCCGTCTAACCAAACCCTGGCAGAAACGCTTTCAGATGAAGACCTCAGGACACTGACCGGGCTGGAAAACCGGGCGCAGCAGCTGGAAGCACAGGGACTTTATTTCCGCGCCGCATCGGTCTGGCTTAAAGCGTTTGATATGGCGATTAGTAGTACAGATCGGAATCGTTATGTTTCGCGCCGGGCCTTGTGCCTCAGGCATGCAGGAAATTTCATGACACCGGAAGGGCGGTGCTATCTCGCTGGCCGCTACGTGGGTGAAGACAAATGACGAAAAGGACCTGGCAGCGACCGTTCTTAAAGTGGGCAGGCGGAAAATATTCGTTGCTTACCGAGCTGAATGAATTAATCCCGTCAGGACGACGCCTCATTGAGCCGTTTGTTGGTGGCGGATCGGTGTTCCTGAATTCGGATAAACACGCCAGCTTTCTCCTGGCCGATGTGAATACTGATTTGATCTATCTCTATCAGATGCTGTCGGTAGTGCCTGAAAAAGTTACGGCTGAGGCCCGCTTGTTGTTTGCATTGCTCAATACAGAAGAGGGATACCTGACAGTTCGTGACGATTTCAACTCTCAGCGCCTCGCTGGTCCGGAGCGTGCCGCCGCTTTCCTGTTTCTTAACCGCCACTGCTTCAATGGTCTGATCCGTTACAACCGCGCCAGTGAGTTCAATGTTGGGTGGGGCAAATATTCAGCACCTTATTTCCCCGAGGCAGAGATCGAGGCGTTCGCATCGATGGCGCATAACTGCGTTTTCCTGAACGCCGGGTACTGCCGGACATTGGCACTGGCAGGCGAGGGCGATGTGATTTATTGCGATCCACCATACGAGCCGATGCCCGGTACTGCCGGATTCACCAGTTATGCCGCTGGTGGTTTTACATGGGACGACCAGGTTGCGCTGACAAAATCATGCATAGCCGCCCACCAGCGTGGCGCCAGAGTGGTGATCAGCAACTCAACAGCGCCCCGCATCATCGAGCTTTACGCACAACACGGCTTCACGCTGCACGAAGTGAGCGCCCGGCGCGCCATATCAAGCAAGGGCAGCACCCGCGAAACCGCAAAAGACATTGTGGCAATTCTTTGAAGGTAGACAGTGGAAACGAATAAGAAACTCACAGCGCGCCAGCAGGAGGTTTTAGACCTGGTGGCCGATTACATCGCCGATCACGGGTTCCCTCCAACGATTTACGAACTGTCTGGCCTGATGGGCTGCCGTTCGCCCAATGCGGCAAACGACCACCTTCGTGCGCTACAGCGTAAAGGTGCAATAACAATTACCCCGGGCGTCTCCCGGGGCATCACGATCACTGGACAGAGCGTGGAGGATGAGGCAATCGCCCTGATCCGCGCGCTCCTTAATGACGATGACCAGGCGCGAGAGAACGCGACCGCCTTTCTCGAAATGCGTGGGGTTGAGCTATGAAACTGACCCTGCCATTTCCGCCGAGCGTGAACACTTACTGGCGATCCCCAAACAGCGGCCCTTTGAAAGGCCGCACGCTCATCAGCGCTAAGGGTAGGGCGTTCCAGAGCGAAGCCAGCGCGGCGATTGTCGAGCAGCTGCGCCGCCTGCCTAAGCCGTCCACCGCGCCAGCAGTGGTTGAAATAGTTCTTTTCCCTCCGGATCAGCGCCGCCGGGATCTGGATAACTACAACAAAGCGCTGTTTGACGCGCTGACGCATGCGGGCGTCTGGGAGGACGACAGTCAGGTTAAAAAAATGCTGGTGGAGTGGGGGCCAGTGGTACCGAAGGGCAAGGTAGAGATAACCATCACGCCATTCAGTCAGGGGATGGATATATGTCCAGCTGTGGGTTGAAAGAAAAGCGATATGGCAGTAATGTCAAAAAGTGCAAGCGAAGCGGGCGTGCAGGCCCCTCGCAATACAATCAGTGGAGACAATATGACTAACCAGGTTATGGGCTTTGCTACGCCCAAAGATAGCGTTATTGCTGTATCCGCAAATCAGTCGAACATTTCCGTTCCGGCTATCACCTACCGTAACCAGCGAGTAATTACCACCGAGCATCTGGCGCTTGGCTATGGCACTTTACCGATCAGAATTCAGCAGAATCATATCCGCAACGAGAGTCGTTTCATTGAAGGCAAGCACTACTTCCGCGTTACGGGCGACGAGTTAAAATCGTTCCGACTATCTTTTAGCGAGTCGGTTAATAAACATACATCCGTTCTCATTCTGTGGACTGAACGGGGGGCCTCCCGCCATGCAAAAATGCTTGAGACCGATCAGGCGTGGGATTTTTACGAGGAGCTGGAGGAGCATTATTTCCGGAAGCGTGAACCGCAGGGCGTTCCGGTAATCCCCAACTTTTCCGATCCAGCGCAGGCCGCCCGCGCCTGGGCTGATGAGTTTGAGGCACGGCAGCGCGCCGAAGCTGTTACCCACCAACAGGCCGAATACATCGACCAACTCGAAAATCTGTTTATTGATGGCCTCACGCCTGTTCAGTTCTGCAAGCGCCTGAATGGCGTCAACACCTCCAAAGTTAATGCATGGCTGAAGTCAGCTAACTGGCTGTACGATGACAATCCCGACGGCAAAACCGCTCACTGGCGTGTGCGATCCTATGCCCGTGATAAATACCTCACAGAGAAAACAAGCAAGATCATGCCAAATGAATCGGTAAGCTTCACAAGCTTTCAACCGATACTCCTTCGTTCTGGCGCTGTATGGCTTTACCGAAAATACCTTCAGGGATGCTTGCCCATGAAACAAACATGGAACGGTGAGTTTACCCACGATAAAGCCCTGGCGGCAGGGGGTGATCATGAGTAACCAGCGTAAAGCGAATCTTTTTGGTTGCTCATCGGTTCACAAAGCACCCGGCAAAAAATCAGGTGCCATGAACGCCCTGAGCGTTGAGCAGTTTTTGGATCTTGATGAAGTTAAGCAGCATGTCTTATCGCATCCTGATTCTGTAACCCGCCGGTATGGAGAGGTTTTTATTTCGCGTGATCTGGCACTTCGTTACCTCCACTTATGCGGAAATAAACGCCTGAAAAAGGAGTTCCGTAAAGCAGTCGGGAGCGTGGCATGAGGGCGCTGCTTAATCCTGTGGTTGTACGTGAGTTGGGTGTGGTTATGTTCCGACCAGGGCAGGATCTGCTGCCGCACTTCTGTCGCGGTCGCATCCTGCTGGAGAATGAACCGGATCGCCTGGCTGACCTGCCAACTGGTGAAATCCCAGCAGCGCGCCAGCCACTGGCAGAAGACCCGGTTATGGTGCCTGTATTCGAACATCCCGAAGTGATACTGCGGGCTGGTGGACTGGCGAGCCTGGAAGCCTGGCTGCTGCGTGAATCAGGCTGCCAGTATCCGCATACCAGCTATCACCATCACGAACTGGTCACCATGCGGCATGAACCCGGCGCGCTGCGGCTGTGCTGGTCCTGCGACAATAAGGTGCGGGACCATTTCACCGCCGAACTGGCGGGCATTGCGCGGGCAAACCTGGTAGCCTGGGTATTGTCGGTGGTT